GCCTTCGGCACTGGTGGCGACGAGGGTCGTACCCGAATAGACGACCAGCTTCACGTGAGTGTTCCCAGTGCCCGAGCCTCCGCCGTCCACGTAGACGCTCATGGTGTGCACGAGCGCCCGCTCGGCTAGCGCATAGGGATAGATGCGGCACACATCCGCCGCCATCTGTACGGCGGTGGGCGTACCGGACGTCAGTCCGAATGTACCCGGCATCAGGCGGTGATATCGAGGGCGCCTATGGCGAATTCCACCACGTCGCCCAGATTGACGGTGACCGAGCCGCCCGCTAGAGTCTTCCAGGCCGTGAGCCGGTTGCCCGCTGTCGCAGCGTCGAACCAGGCGGCGTGTGTCACGGTGCCCCAGTTGCCCGAGGCGGCCGCGAACTGGCAGACGGCCGCGTTGGTGGTCGCGCTGGCCGCCGCCGTGTCCATGACCCGCGATACCCGGGCGTAAGCGTTCCCGTGATCTCGTTCGCGCCGTCGGTACTCAGGCCGACGTAGCGCGTGATGTCCTTGAACATCGCGTCCAGCGCCGCATTAGCGAGCGTCGCGGTTGCGTCCGATGCCACTCTACCCCTCCCTCAACACGTATTCCGGCACGCCCAGGTCCGCTTCAGCCTTCCATGAGATATCACCCGTCGCATCCACGTACAAGTGATACCGCAGCGTGTCCGACCAGTCGCCGAAGTGCTCACGTAGGCTCTTGTATCCGCCCGTGAGCGCCGCCGTGAGTCCGGTGGAGCCGTCTATCCCTGTGCCGGTGAGAGGCGACCCGTAGGACGTGACGAATGCCGCCAGGTTGGCCCCCACGTCGGCGCTCGTCGCGTCTCCCGTGGCCAGCTTGCGCGAGAGGTACGCGTCATCTTGGATGCATGCGAGGCGGACGTAGGGACCGTCATAGACGATCTCTTCCAGCGTCCCGTTCCACACGCGGGCGGTGCCCTCGATGTTGCAGGCCACCGACACCGAGTCGCCCCGTGTCGGCGGGTTGGCGGCCGCCTCCATGAGCAGGGTGGGTATTGTTAGCGCCATCGGCGACGGTTCGCCGCCGGTGCATTCCGTGATACTGCACTCTTCGAGCCACCACACTACTCCGTCGATAGTCGCGAAAAGCGGCTCGGCGCCGGAGTAGGCGATGAGCACGCGAATGGTGGTAGTCCACTCCCCGTATAGATGGCCATCGAAGGCTCGTGCCCGCAGGTAGTAGTAGTCGTATCTGAGTGCCGCCTGCACGGTGTAGCGCACGCGGTTGGCCGCGGTGGCGCCGGTAGTGGGTACAGCCGTCCAGGCGGTGAACGGGGAAGACGCCTCCTCCCATCCGATCTGCGATTCCCGAGAATCGGGGTTCTGCCCGCCGGAGAAGTCGGCCGTTTCGGCGAACTCGATTTCCACGTGACAGGCGTCGGAGTCCGCGTCTGTCAGCAGCAGTGTGAGCGCGGGGAGGTTGGTTGTCAGCGTGTCGCCGTCCGAAAGTCCCACCCATGCCACCACGGGCGCGGTGTTCTCGATCACGGTGAAGGCGGCCGAGGTCGACCAGGCGGAGACGCCGTTGAACGAGTCGCGCGCCCGGATACGTACCTTCGACACGGCCCGGTCGGCCGTGACCAGATCGGCCGTGAGTGTCCAATCGTAGAGCGTCGTACCTTGCGCGACGCCCTCAAAGATAGCCACGGCATCGGCGAACGTGCCCAGCTCCGAAAACTCGCCCTCATAGGTGACGGCGTTTCCCTCGGGGTCGATCGGGGCGGCGTGCTCGGTCCACGTAATGGTGAACGTATCGCCCTCGGTGAGCGACTCACCCCCAGACGGCTCAACGATGGTCGGTTCCCCGGGGGGATTGTTCGCGTAAACCGTAAAATAGTCAGACGTCCGCCATGAGCTGTAGTCCGTGCCGTCATATGCCCGCACGCGGAGCTGTGTGGAACCGGCAGTGGCAGGCGTCCAGTAGTATTCTGTGGCTGATATACCCGTACCCACCATCGCCCAGCCGCCGCCGTTGTAGTCCACGGCTAGATCATAGGTGATCGCGTCTCCGTTGTAATCGATGCCGGGCGTCCAGCGTACCCGCAATTCACCGCCGACACCGGCCAGCCCGGAGTAGTAGGGGACGCCCGGCATGGTGGGCGCGACATTCTCCGCCGTCCATGCCCATGTAGGCGAAGTGCTCTCATTCCCGTTTATGTCGGTCGCCACGAGATACCAGCTATGCGCGCCCACCGACAGCGTCGATACGGTATAGCTGTAGCTGTAACTAGTGTCATCTAGACCGGTGACGCTATTCACCTGCGCACCGTCCACCCAGAGTGAAACTGACGCCACCCCGTACGCATCGGCGACAACGGCCGTGAACGTCTTGGGCGGAGTCCCGGTCGTGGCATCCGCCGGGTAGCGCGAGGAGAACGTCGGGCCGGATGAATCGGCCGCGACGGTGAATGACCGACTGGCTGTCATGGTGGCATAGGTGTACGTCGCCGGTTCCCCGATGTTTCCGATCGCGTAGCTGTACCACGATACCGAGTCACCGGGACGTAGGCCGGTCAGCTGCTTGTTGACTGTGGCCTCCGTCTGCAGCGTGGAATACACGGTCGATTTAGTAGCATAGGCCGCGCTGTTGATGCGCCACTGTATGACGACCTGCTTGATACCGGCGTCGACGCCTATACCGTACGCCGCCAAGGCGTCAGCCGCATTGGTGTCATGCCAATGCACCGACATCGTTTGATGGCTCGCCGCTACCGACGTCCCGTCAGCGGGCGTCTGCGTTACGCAGGTGAGCTTGGTCTCCCAGCTATCAGCCGGCCAGGCCATCTAGGCGTATATGTGCGCCCCGGTGGCGCTGTCGTAGGGGATGGGGTCGGCGGCGTAGGCGTCGAACTCGACCTGGTGAAGATTTGCGGACATGGGGGTCCAGCGGAGCGGCGACGTGTAGACGATGTAATACCTGTCGTCCGCATCGACATTGCCGGAGACGCTGGGGTAGTACAGGTTCTTGGCCCCCGTTTGGCGACATTTTGCCTCCAGCAACTCCCGTTCGGCCGTGGTGCAGACCGATGTCACCTTCACATGCGTGATGCCCAGCCCCATCTCGCTGATTACGTTGGTGTCCAGCCAGGGGTATTCGTGGAACACCATTTTCCGCGAGGGGGCGATACCGCCCATGTTGCCGCCGGGGATGGCGACGGTGTCCAGCTTCATACCGTCACCATCATGGCCGCCAGTCGGCTGTACGCGGCGTTCGCGGCTTCTTCACCCTCCGCACGGGCGCCGGTGATGTATTGGTTCAGGGTCAGCCCGCGGCCGCCCGCGCCACGCTCCAGGGCTGCGACCATGCGCTCGAATAGCGCGGTTTGTCCGCTGGTAAGCACACGCTCACCGCCGTGGGCGATGATGGGCACCGCGCCCAAGCCCCGGACGATGCCGCCCTCGGCAAAGACGCCCCGGTTGGTGTGCACGTTGCCCGTCGGACTGGTGCCTATCCAGTTGCCACCAGTGCCCTCGTGCGCGCTCTTCGCCTCGATGTTAGTGCTGTTGTATGCGTGGATTTTGTCGATAGCCCACTGGACGGCATCGCGGATGGCGATAAAAGCCTTCACCATCAAACCGAGCGGGCCGGTCGCGACCTCCCATGCCTTCTTCACGATCGGACCGATAGTCTCCCAATGGTCCCTAATATATTCGACGGCCTTCGCGGCTGCGTCGAAAATGGCCCCCAATACTTCGGAGAATGCCCATAGCACGACTTTGATTGCGCCCCACACTGTCCCCAGGGTCTTCTGTATCTCCGGCCAATGCTCGACAATCTTTGAGATGACGTATCCGGCCGCGTCTCTGATGGCGTCGAACACCGTAGACACGGCGGCGCCATGCTCTGACCACCAGGTACGGAATGCGCCAAGTGCCCCCTGGATGCCCGGCACCACGACGTTGACGATGAAATCCTTCAGCACCCCAGCCACCGTCTTGATGGCCTCCCATACCACGTTGACGGCGGGACCGGCGTCGCCCTCAAACCAGCCGCGGAACGTTTGAATCGCCGTCTGCAGCGCTGGAACAACCGCATTGCTGATCCAGTCTATCGCGGCCCCGATGGCCGCAAACGTTTTCTCGAACCCAGCCTGAATCGCCGGCATATTGGCCGTCACCCAGCCCAGCAATTTCTCGAGCACGGGAAGAAACACCGCCCCCAGCGACTCTTTGGCCTCCCCGAACATCTCCCCGATGCGCTGCGCCTTCCCGGCAAGCTCGTCCGCCGCATCCGCGGCCGAACCCCCAAAGGTAGTCGCGGCGTTCTTGACGATCTCCTCGAATGATAGAGTCTTCCCTTCCGCGTCCTTCGTCGCGATGCCTAGCTTGCCGAGAGCGCCGGTGTTCCCGTCGTGGGCCTTCTGCATAGCTTTGGTCACAGTTTCCAGATTGAGGCCCTTGGCGACGCTAATGTCCATAGCGACGCCCATCAGCCCTTGCGCGGCGGACACGGAGCCGGTAGCCACGACGAGATTCTGCAAGGCGGGCCGCAGGTCCGAATCAGAGATACCCGTAGCCATCTGCGTTTTGGCGATCCACGCTTCCATCGCAGCTACCTGCTGAGTGGTCGCACCGGTGACGTTCTGTACGACGGTCGCAAGTTTCTGCTGCGAGGCGGCGTCCTCTACGGCGGCCTTGCCCGCGTCCCACAAGAAACCGGCCGCCTCTTTGATGGCGTAGAGGCCCGCGAAGCCGACGGCAATTTTGCCGAGATGTGAGCCCAGCGTGTTCAGTTTGCCCGAGAGCCCATGCGCAGCGCTGTCCACGTCCCTGAATGCCCTGGTTGCGCCCTTGGCATCGCCGGTGAGGATAAGCTCGACCTTGTTCTTAGCCATCACTCACCTCCTGGATGTACTCTGCGAGCACGCGGAATTCGGCCACAGTCAGAGCGTAGAAGTCAGCCAAGGAGAGGCCGGGGTAGAAGCGAAGAAACGCGGGCGCGTACGCTAAGAATCGGCGGTCTCGGGCGACGTAGGGTCCGGCGTGTCGACCTGCAGGTCCATGATCTTCACGCGGCGCGCATCGTCGATGGTGTACTCGGGATTCTGTCGGTGTTCGCTGATGTACACCAGCGCGATCATGGCCTTGACGGAGAGCGCCCCCCCGTCCAGATGTGTAATGTCCACGCCACTGATCTCCTCGAACTGCTCCACCTCGCCCAGGCTCATGCTCTCGACGTCGAAAGTGATCTTCACCGAAATCCGTTCCTCCTGAGATTTGCGTCTAGCAGGTCGGTATACACTGCGAGATACTTCTCGGCGTTGGCTTCAACCGTGGGGTATACGTACCGCCCGTCAGGGCTACGCGGCCGCCTGATGCTCATGTAGGAGACGGTGCGAACGATGCCGAGTGTCTCGATGTTCGCCTGCGTCATTCCACGCGACTTAGACTTCCACGTGACTGTGCCGCCGAATTCTATCCAGCCGGCGTAGGGAACCGACGCTTTCCCCCAGACCACCTTCGCGTATCTCGGTGTTCCGGCTCCCTTGATCGCCCTCGCCCATGCGCCGGTCTTCTTCGGCACCGCCCGCCTGATATCCATGGCGGCGACGTCGCCGAGCTGCTTGTGCGCCCGCGTCAAGTCCTTCAGGTCCTGCTCACAGGCTTTCATGCCGGCGCGCACTTCCTTCATGCCCTTGACTTCGATTTTCATCTAGGCCTCAGAGTCAATGTAGAAGATATCTCCCTTGCCGCTGTAACTGACATTTTCCTTGATGAGTTCGCCTACGTCGACGGTGACGCCCCAGTCGCTGATGGCACCGTACCCAATCCACACGCGGTCGGACGGCGCGTCTTCATAGAACTTGAAGATGGGCGTGGAACCAGCGGCCACAAGCGCCGCCCACGTATCGTCTTCGTAGAACCGCTCAAAGCTGCCGGACCAATCGACCAGCCCGGTAGCCATGAATGAGCGAGTGGTGTCACCAAGCGCCGTCGTCTCGAACACGCCCGTCTTCAGATCAAGTTTCCATCCGGTGGCATACGCCACCTGGACGGTGTCGTAGTACTCGCCCGTAACCGTTACGGGCGTAGTCGGCGCGGACGCAAACACGATGCGCCCAATGGGGTACTGCACCGTGTACGGCGTGGTGGCCGAAGCGCCGTCCTCGAATACACTCACGGTTGTTGCCGAGTCCCATTGCCGCTTCGACGCGCTCGTGATCTTGTACGTAGTGGTGGCACCGATCTGCGTGCAGGCCTCAGTGGTAAACGACGTCGCCGAGCCGGTCTGCACCCATAGCTCGCCCAGTCTTCCGACTACAACGCCCATGGCTTAGGTGTAGGCCGGGGCCGCGGCGCACTTGAAGTCGAACGAGCCGGTGACGAGTCCGTCCACGCTCGTCTCCGTCGCGAAGTTCTCCAGGTACGCAGACGTGATGTCCCAATACTTCGTGTCGTCCTCGTACAGCTTGAGCGCCATGCTGGTACCCGCGAGGATGCCCGCCACCAGCGCGGCCTCTCCGGTACCTGCCATGTCGAGCGCGGTCCATTCCACCGACCCGCTCGATTCCGTGAGCCCCAGCGGGGTGAACACGCGCGCGGTGGCCCCCAGGCCGGTATAATCGATCGTAGTGTCCTTGATATCGAGCTTCCAGC